AAATCCTACCAGGTTTTGGTTCATCGAATACTGCCAAGTCATCCAGTGTATATATGGGATCATGAAATGCCAGTGAACGAAGCTTGGTACCTGAAATGAGTGTTGCTGATGAACCAATAAATTCTGTTTCAAACTCTTGTCGGAACTGTTCTTCAGATGTGTTTCGTATCGTCTCTTCTTTCCATTGAATGTCTCTGCCTGGAACTTGTGACCAGTGAACTTCAAGTGTCTTATACGTTGAACGTTTTTCAATGGCATCTGTCCACATCTTATAAAACAAATTCAATCCATTAGGAGTTGAAACAATAATTACTTTAGACGTTTGACCAGAAGAGATAACAGGATATGTTGATGTGAAGAACTCAACTGCCATGTTGTGTGGAACGAAAGCAAACTCATCTAAGAAAATTAAGTTATAAGTACCACCTCGAACACCACCTGCTGATGTTGCATATGCAAATATCTTAGAACCATTCTCCAATTCAAGAGAACCTTTGTTCCATGTCATGATACCTTGCTGAAGCCATGAAGGGAGGTATTCGTATGCTTTTTGTATACGACCTAGAATGTCACGTGCCAACTGACCTTTGTTGGCAAGAATACCGACAGTATATTCTTCGTTGAAGATTGCTGCCCATAACATATAACCAACAGTGGTAGTTGTCTTACCAACTTGTCGTGGCATCTTTGCAATAGTAAAACGATTATTGTGGAAAGTGCGAACCATGTCTTCTTGAAAATCCCACATATCAAATGGGATAAGACCACGGTCTACGTTGACAATCTTGACGTATGTTTTGATAAAGTATACAGGATCATCTGCACACTTTGCGATTTCTATTACTTGTTCTTCTGTATAGGATAGTTCAGTGCCTGTTCTTTTTAGGCGGGCATTACCAAGGTATCCATCATCCATAATTTATTTTGTGATGCTTCTCAACATCCATCCTTTTTTCTGGTGTGCATCTAAAAGGTCTTGTAAAAAATTACCCACAGCAGGTTCATTGGCCATTTCAGCAGCAGCAATACCAGCACGAAGGTGAATTATAAAACGCTCATTGTCGGATGCCAAGTCACGCATCATTGCCATTGCGTCAGGAATTGATGTTGCTTCTTGAATGTCGGCAAGTTCTAACATACGAGCAAGAGAACCTGGTGCATACGAATTCAGCGCACGAATGTGTTCAGCAATAGAATCTGTCTGGTCAAATACAGAACTATAAAAGTCATTTAGAAAATCATGGTATTGTGGAAAGTTAGAACCTTCAATGTTCCAATGATAACCATGTGACTTTAGATACAAAGCAAAGTTTGTTCCTAAAATAACTTTGAGTTGTTCAATTAGTGTTTCCATTATTTGTTCCTAACTAGTTTTATTAATTCTGCGGTTGAACCAACAAAGACTGCTTTATCAATACTTAGTCCACTTGACTGTGCAGATTCTTTGGGTGCTAAATCTCGTTTACGTTTTTGTATCTCTAACAAGTCTTTATTTAGGTCACCCAAGTTCTTTATCAATCCAGCAGCAACTTCATAAGCACGTGGGTGTTCAGTATCTCTGGCAACAAGAAGCAGTTGGTCAATAGCAGAATTGCCTTTACTAATCAACTCTCGTATATTTTCTCTCGCAAATTGTGCATCCGATACAACAGGATCGTCATGGTCTATTACCATTGGAACAGTTGATTTTTGTTCAACAATTTGAATGGGTTCTACATCAAATAAGTCGGATAGATTTTCATTTAGTTTTTTCATAATGTATTAGGGTAAGATATAATCGTTTCGGAAAAACCAAATTCATCATCTGGCATTGCATCAATTGGGTTTGGTCTGGTCATAATATCAGTTACTTTGATTGAGTTAGATGATAGAGAAGCAACATTGAATACAGCATTACTGTAATCACCTGTCAATCTATTACCAACAGAAATAGTTTTATTCAAACCAGTAACAACCAAAACCCCTGTTGATGTATTGCTGAAGTAATCTACCGTTCCAAATATACCATTTGCTTTATCACGAATAGTTTCACCCTGTGCAAATACACCGAACCCATTGGCATAGTCCACATTGACTTTTTGAATCTGCTTATTATTATTGTCAATATACAAATTAGTGTTTGCCGAACGAATAATCTTACCTGATTTGATTGGTGGCCAGATGTATCCTTTGACAGTAAAATCTAAATCCCACAGTATCAAACGAGTGGTCATCATGTCACCCTCATAATCTACAGTAGAATTTACCGAGTTTAGTATGATAGGAACATCATACTTTTGATCCATATCGGGATTGAAGTTGACAGTAACAGTGAAGTCGGGAGTAAAGAAAGGCAGTATCTGTTCTAGTATCTGTGTTCCATCTTCGGTATTACGCACATAGATGGATAATGAAAACTCAAAGTTGTAGGGAACAGGAGCATACTGCGTGTTTATTTTTGTGGATGATTGTCCAGAAAAGTTTTGTAGAGTAGTTACTTGTTTGCGTGTTGGGTCATACGACATACTTTCCATATTGAAAGATATGCGTGGAACAAGTGTGGCAATAGATTTGGTTAGTGTTGGGTCAGATGTAAGTCGTGTTATATACTTTTCTTTTGCACCATACGACAGTGGAACTTTACATCGTTCAAGTTCAATACCCGATTGGGTGTGACGAACACATTGAATGTCATTGAAGAGTGTGCCAAACGCAACAACAATTCTTCGTATGGTTCTATTATAAAAAGGAGCATTACCTAACATTATACTTCTCCAAACGGATTGTGTTCCGTAAAGTCAATAATAGAATCGGAAGCTGCTTCTAGTCTATCGTTATCGGCAATATCTTCAAACACTGTATTCATTGATGGAGAATCATATACATGTATAGTCCATTCAGCATTACTTGTTTCACCTTTGACATTACCAGAAACAAATTGACCTTGAACAAAGTATATATCAACAGAGGTATTTGGATGCATTATATCAACATATGCCGAAGCAGTTGCATAGTTTGTGTTTGCACCTTGATAGATTATCTCATCTTGAACAAAAGTTCCAGAACCATTGGTCAACGAAATACGAACACGTGGATACTCACCACGAATCTGGTCATCAATTTCTTTGTTGCCAGTGTTGATGTATTCGTTTGAGAACACAAATTGTTTTAGTTTGAGAGCATACACATACACATTACCACCACGACCACGACCCAATGTATAGAACATCGCTTGGTCATTTTCATGTTCAACGAATGTAATCTCAAAGAAGTTTTGTAGTAAAGGTATATAAATCAAATCACCTTCACGTGGTCTTTCATATCCCATGTTGGTGTATCTAAATCTAGCACGTGAGACTAATAGAGTTACTTCATCTCGGATTTCCAAACCAAACTTGGACATGAAGTCACCTTCACCATCCATACCTGAAACATTTTCCAGATACATTTCAATTGGATGTGCAGCACGATATTCTTTAGTTACATCTTCACCGTAGAGATAATCTACTTGGTCACGTGTTGTGCGAGGCATGTAGTAAACATCCATACCATAGATTTTGAGTGCTTCAATAACCAAATCCTCAACGAGCAATTGCTCAGAGGTTATCTGATTTGCAGGATAGTTATTGAAGTAGAAATTGGTTGCCACGGTTTACCCCGTGAAGATTTCAGATGGCAGTGAATTGAAGTTGTAGATATCGTTTTCTATTTTTTCAATTTCATCATGTGCGTCTTGCATGATACGAGGACCATCAAGTGTCACACCACCTGGCAATTGAATGCCAGCAAACTTACTGAGATTGCTTCCCCACTGATATTTGATTTTAGCAGTGGCATATGCTTTTAGATAACGGTCATTCCATATATCGGCAAGACCATCTTTGGTTGCTTTAACTCCAGCACAGTTTGCAGTTACTGGACTACGAAACTCCAATGTTGTGGGTGAAGTTATTGCTGCGATTTGTTTGCTTTCACCATTGATAGTAATAAAATCATTCTCCAATAGTTCTTGGTCAAAGATTGTTCCTGTTCCTGTAACTGTATTTGCTGTGGTATTAGAACTCATAGTTCCAGTTAGTATCATTGTTTCTGGTTCCATTTTACGATAGCACTCGGCAATAACATAATTGCCTGGTATCAAATCACGTGACCAATCAATGTCTAGGAAAATTTTGTTTTGTAATCTATTGAAACGGAACTGTGGTGTTCCAGAGAATAGAAGATTTAGTGTGCGAAGATGCTGCATTGTAATCTCATACGACACATACGATACTGATGTAAAGTCGTAGAGGTCATGCAGACGCAACTGATAACGCAAATCAAACATGTTGATTGATGCACCAGATTGGTCAAAGGGAACGATACCAGTAACAAAAGTAACTGCATCGGGACAATAAATCCAACGTCTATTGATATCTTCTGCTGTTACCATGTGCTTCATAAAGATTTTTTCCACACCATCCCAATGATAGTCGTGGAAGAAACTTAGTGCATCATCAATGCGGTCATCTACTTGGTCATCATCAACATTTATCTCAATGACAGGCCAACCTAAACGGCGTAGGCAGTATTCTTTGAATTGCTTTCGTGTTTGAGGTTTTGCCATGAGTTCATATTACCATTTTATAATAACAATACCCGAACCACCTTGTCCTGCATTGTTTCCGCCACCGTAACCACCACCACCACCGCCACCACCAGTGTTTGTGTCAGCGTTGAAACCAGCGCCAGGATTTCCAGGTGCAGCATTACCACCACCGCCAGGTGAACCAGAAGGACCACCATTGATACCACCTGTTCCCCAACCACCACCCCAACCATTATTCTGCGAGATTCCACCACCACCGCCACCATATGTTGCGGGTGTTCCTGAAAGTGCAGATGATATTCCTGTGCCGCCATTACCACCACGTTCGTTGGAGCAACCAGAGCTGCCTCGTCCACCAGTAGCACCAGCACCACCGCCGCCACCTGCACCACCGCAACTTGGACCAGAACCATCACCACCATTGTTACCTTGACCTGGAGTTCCAGAACCTATTCCTTGACCATTCGGTTTGTCACGACCAGAACCACCACCCGAACCACCAGCTCTTCCGTCACCACCTCCACCACCACCGCCACCAGTGGCAGATAATGCTGGACCAAACGATGATGTTTGACCATTACCACCCTCAGTGTTATCACGGCCAGCACCACCACCACCACCAACTGTCACTGCGATAGAAGGTCCTGATACTGGATAACTTGTTCCTATTAGAAGTCCACCTGCACCACCACCACCCATACCACCACCGCCGCCACCTGCGACAACAAGATAGTTAGTTAGTAGAGTGACACCAGCAGGAACTGTCCATGAAGCACTTCCAGTGAATACTTGAAATCCTGGTTCAAATGCTGGAGCACCTGGACCTCTTCGTATATTGAATCCACCTGTTCCAAATATTTTGCTTGATCCTGCACCAAAAGTAGTATTGATTGGCATTTTATTTCGTTCCTCTAATTGGTAAAAATCACCACAGCAGGATAAACCCACTGTGGTGAATTATCATATTATATATTAGTATACGCTTGTCGCACCGTTAGCAAATGCCGTATTGGATGCCAGAATGATATACGAGTTTGCACCTCTCTTCAGAACCGAGAAGGAGTAGACATCGATACCATTGATAGTTCCACCAGCAGCAGGATTGACGTTACCAGACCAACGAGTATTTGCTGTTTGCAGAACACCGTCAATAAACAAGTTAGCACGATATGCTGTTGCACCTTGAGAGAGCATGATACCAACAGAAATCATCTGACCTGTAGTCAAATAATTATCAAGTGTTCCACCGTTTTGACTGTTTGCACGAAGGTCAAACGTAATGTTAGCAGTTGGGTTAGCAGCAAAATAATACGATGAGTTATTTGCGATGTAAAGTATAGTGTTTCCACCAATAGCAGTTGAAACAATATTTGCAGTCTCAGTTACGGATTGGATGTTCAGGTTAGCACGAACTGCCAATGGTGATCCATTGAGAGTCAATGATGCACTTGGTCCGTTGTAGACTACTGGACCAGAAACTGTGCCACCATTGTTTGCATCTAATGAATTAT